ATTTGCGCTTCACCACTCCCTTATTTACGAACTTGTATTGCATGGCCATCGGCAGTTCACCCAGAACGTAATTAAACAGGGTGTCTGTCAGGTAGTCATCTAGCAAGGTCTTATAAACCGCATTCCCTCCACTTGTAATGGTGCCCGCCACAATCAAAGAAAGGATCTTATCATAAAGCGCAGTCCCACAGATCGGATGGATGTACCTATCTTGAGTCATCTTGATCACCTGAGTTACATTTTTCAGGTCAATATTTGCGGAAGCTACGGTGAAATCCTTGAAGGACTGCTCCGAAATCATTAATACATTTGCGCTCATCGTGATGTCTTTTCTACTACTACATTGCGTCTCCACTCATGACGGCAGAACGGTGTCCTTACCCCTGTATTTGGGTTTGTGTACCATCCACCGCAAAGCTGAAAAACGGAATACCCTAGTTGGTTTGAGATGTTTTGGATTTCTTCACGGGTAAATAAAAGGCTGTCTCCATCCTTGTAAAGTTTCTCGCAAAGTGGACGGCTTCCACTAGCAGCTGCCGGTACATTTGGCCTTTCTTCATAGCTGTATAGTACCTTGAATGAAGTCACAGGTTGAAGCCTTTTGATAGCTGCTTCCCCTGTTCTAGTTACAGATCTTGTGATCAATCCTTCACGGCTGATTTTTTCTACTAGTACCTGATCATCTATCAAGGTATTGATTCTTGAGATCACAGATGCTTCATCTATGCCTACCGCCTTGGCGATTTGTGGCACAGTCACATTCTCATTTCTTTGGATCTGAGTGATGATTTTTCTTTGCACTTCATTAAGCATATACTCAGCAAAGAGATCTTGCTTTACAAATTCATTCATGCTGTTAAAAACTAGCCGATCATTCTGGATGATTTTAAACTTGCTTTTGCTTACTCCTTTACCTTCAAAGTAGCTAAGGATTTCATCGTCCTTTTCCGTATGGCTGCATGAAAGTTGCAAAGTTTCTACAGTAGTAGGGGCAGGTGCTTCGCCTATGTTCTCAGGTGTTACAATTTCAGAACGTACAGGCAATCCAATCAAGCTTCGGAGTTCGTTTACATCCATGCTCTCGACTACCTTGGTAGCGATCAAAGGGGATAGGCTGTTCAATGAATTGATAATGTCCTGCGCTCCTGCTGTTTCTTTCTTTTCGATAGGTGCAAGTCCTAGCTTTTCTCTAATCTCATCCTGAGTCATGTTGGCTGAGATGATCGCCTCTGAGAATTCAAAAGAGATAGGCTCTGTAGGTTTTAATTCAAGATCAGCGATAATGTCATTGAACTTGAATAGATAGTTCATTACTTCCTCAAGTGCCCGCTGCTTTGCATTTACATAAGTGTTTTGGAATAGTTGATAGGCTTCACGCATTTCAGATCTACCCCCTAGTTGACCTTCGGTTTTTATTCCAAAAAGCATAGGGCTTGTGATCTTGTGACCGCTAAAAATTTCAGTTTGTACGGTCAAGTTCAAAAGGTCAAAGTGCTTATCAAGTTCAGTTCCTGATAGGTCAATTATAGACGGCTCATTCTCTTTGCTGTCATTAAATGCCAACATGAACTTACCTGCGTTTTTAGATCCGCTGAATTTGTTCTGGAATTGACGTTCAATTCTATCCTCTTCCTCTTGGCTTACCTTACCTCCATTCAAGTTTATCAGCTTGCTTGAGAACATGCCGTTGTTGATCGTGTTAAGGTGGTACTCACCTATCGAAATATCTAGTTCAATATAGGATATGGCACCCCTATAGTCAGGAAGGGAATAGGTATTTACTCCTGCACGATATTCTTTGAAGTAAAGTATCTGAGATCCTGTTGGATTATTGGGATCAAAAGCGGGGTAGGTCTCATAGTCTGGTCGAGGGTTAACGTTGTCATTCTTCAGCCAATTGTCAGAGACATAGAATTCGCTATTATCTGAGTTTGTTCTTACCTTGTAGTAGTCTACGTGGTAAAGTTCTGCGATCTCGCCTGTGGCCTTTGTCCATATCACCTGAAGGTAATATCCCCCGAAGATAGTTAAGTCCGTCACAAGCTTATTTGTTACTTCATTTAGGCTTTCTTCTTTTCTGTTTACCTTGTCAATAATCCCGAAAGCTTTCGCCTTCTGCATTTCATCTTCAGCCTTCACAGTCCATCCGTTTCCGCAGATGTAATCTACCTTCCCGGTCACGATTGCGTTATGCTTTGCGCTGTTATTGTAGATCCTGAGCAGGTAGTTTGGGTAGTCATTTTTTTCCCCATAAAAAATGTAATCTTTCCCTTTTACTTCCTTGTAAATAGGCAAAGGCACTTCATCAAATTTTAGGAATTTTATCATGTTGTGGTATAGGTTTTATAGTCACCATTATAACCGTTATATCTTATCACCCCGGCTGTGCTTAAGTTAGGTGCCGTCAATTGCATTTTTCCCGTGGCGATAATTTCAGCACCGCTTCCAGATTGGGTCACATAGTACCTCCAGAAGCCGATGGTTCTATTATCAAAGTTTGCTGTGGTGATTGCAAATTTTGATACACGATCTTTGAATGTGCTAATATCCGTTAAGGTCAAGGTCACTTCCTCATTGGTTACCTCATGCTTAAATTTAAAGATATAGACATTGCTATTCGTTTCCCTCTTATCTGTAAGGGTTACATAAATAGAAGAATTAGCCCCCTGTGGTATTGCGATCATATCATTAAATACAAAAACCCTGTAGTATGTACACAAAAAAAAACACCCCCAGAATCGAGGGTGCTTTCACATCTAACCTATAAACCAAATATATTAGGTAATCGGGATGACTGCTGTCACTTTTGGACAAAGTTCCTTCTCGTTACCTGTAAAGGTCAAAGTGTATCCTGATCTATCACCGAAGGCAGTACCTGAAGCACTTCCTCCACCTGTTAGATCCAAACCATTTCCAACACCCAAGAACCAGTTTTCACCGTTGTTATCTGTAGCAATTACTGCAAGTCTGTTTTTTCCCAAAAGAACGATTTCGTTTCTGGTGTTTACCTGCAATTTGTTAAGGATAATTTCGAGTGTCTGAGCGTAGAAAATAGTACCATTCTGCACGTTAGTATTTACAGCCTCTGCGAAGTTAGAAGATTCTTTTACAAGATCGTACTTGTAGAATCTCTTGGTAGCATCCATAGTCAAAGTAGTCACTACTCCTGCTGCTATGGTTACCACATTCAAATCCTCATAAGGTGCAAAGTACACTGCGGTTAAACCGCCTACGCTATCTTTGCAATCAAGCGTATAACTCTGAGTTAAGGCACAAGGCATATTTATATTTTATTTAATAAGTGAAGGGGAAGACGCCACCATCTTCCCCGATTTTATTTAAGGTGCAACGTACTTCTTCCAGAACACTACTTGGTCAGGAAAGGCAAGTTGTACACCTAGTTTGAATTCTACAACGAATCTCATTTCGTCTGCCTCCTTGGCATAGAACAGTTCGAAGCGATCTTGCTCGTTCAAAAGGTCAGTACCAAGGTACATGTTGCTCATGCTCAAACCTACTAGGTAATCAGTTCCGTTCAATCCGTTTACACCAATCAACTTTACGTTTGTTCCCGGTACTACTAGTTCCATGTTAGCTGCGTCTACAGGGTAGTGGAACAAGTTAGCGTTTCTCAAAGCAAGTACATACTCTCTGAAGGTATCATTACCTGCAAAAATCACTACATCTGATTTGTCCAACAATTCAGCAGGAAGGGCAGCAAATACTGCGTCTACTGCTGCGATTACAGTTGAAGTAGTCAAGGTAGTAACATTGGCAGAGTTTCCATTGATAGGATCACCTGCACCACCAAAGCCTAGCGCATTGATGATAGTACCAAAGCCCATGAACTTGTTCAATTGAGCGTTTCCAGATCCTGTATCACCTTGCCAAATTGCAGTCTCAAGAGCAGCACCGATTCTTTCCACTTTCTGAGCAGAATATTCTTGTGCATAAGCCATGTAGTCATAAGTAGATCCTTCTCTCAAAGCCTTTTGGGTGTACTTAGCTTCGAAAGTTTTAGGGCAGATGCTTTCCTGAATCTTGATTTTTCCTACTGTGATCAATCGCTGAGTGATTGTAGTAGTTCCAGAAGAGTTAAAACCACAAGTACCGCCTGCTTGGAATACAGCGTCTGTAGTCATGATGTTAATAGTCTCCGCAGATTTGATACCCACTTGTACGTTACCAAGTGCTTCGATCAAAGAAGCGGTTTTTGCTGAGAAGATAGCAGCTGAAGTCAACTGCAATTCATTCTCCTTCACATAGTTCGTTAATGCTGAAAGGTCTAATGCCATTGTCGTTTATTTTTTAAGTGTTGAAAATGCTTTTTGAATGTTGTTATACCTATCGTTTTTTTCTGTTTTTAATTGCTTAGCGAATTGGTTAGGAGCAGTAATTGCTTTGTCGCTTGGCTCTTTTGCAAATGATTCAAGAACTTCAGCAGATAGTTTTACTGCTTCTTTCACATCTTCTGCTTTTTCTTCCATCGCCTTTACCTTTGCGCTTAGTTCTTCTACCTTTTTCTCAAGGTATCCCATAGCCTCTTCAAATTTGGCCATAGCCTCATCCTTCTTAGGCTCTTCCGCTGGTACTTCCGCTGCTTCGATTTCGATTTCTACCTTTGGCTCACCGCTTTTAACCTCAGCTATTTTACCTGCTTCAGTTACGATTACGATTTCACCACTTTCTAGTTGATGCTCTCCAACCGGTGCAGGGATCTGTACCCCATCTTCACCAATTACGAAAATATCACCTGCCTCAAGATCGTAGGCCACCAAAGTGCCATCTACAAGCTTACCTTCTACCAAAGCGAAGGCTGCTTCTTTTTCTGCTTCTGAAAATAGAAGGCTTTTAATTTGCACGAGTGCTTCTTTTGCGTTCATGATTATAAATATTTAGTTAGTAATTATTGTTCAATTTGTTCCAGAATTTTAAAAATCTGAGCCATGATCTGTTCTTCTTTTTGCATGATCATTCCCGCTTTTTCGTAACGGAATAAACCCTCCACGCTGAAGCCTTTGAATGTCCCGGCTTTTACTTCACCCCAAAGTTTCTCATTTTCTACCTTGAAGCTTCCGAACCAAGAACCATCTGCCACATCTTCAAAGCCTGTAGGAGGATTAACCCCTCTTTCCCGATCTATAATGTAGCTTTCAAACATATATACCCCGTCCGCTTTCTTGCCATGTTCAATGTTGACCTTTGCCTGATAGCCTTTTTTAAAAAAACGCTGCACAATCTTCTTGATCTGCTCACCGGTAAACATCACATAATACTCCCCTTCTTCATCCCTTCTGTAGATAGGTAGATCCGCAATCATTAACGGCCCGGATACTATGCGCTGATCTTCATCCTGAACTGCAAAAGATAGGTGAGTGCTAAATTCTTCTTGCTTCATCTTAGATTCTGCCCATCTAAGCATAGGTTCACCACCCCAGAGAAGGTAGCTTATAGTTCCGCAGGCCTTTGTATCTTCTGGATTGTAGTATTCAGCAGCCCTGCTTAGGTAGGAGTAAGTTCTTTTTATGGTCTCCCTAGAAAGTTTTTCTCCTTTCATGATTTGAGTAGCACGAACTTTCCCTACCTGAGTAGCGCAGCGATTACCTATTTCTTCATTTAAACGTATTCCACGCTCTGCATTATCCTTTGCGCTCTGAGGATAGTCATTAAATGAATCTTCTTGGAATCTACCTTCCCATTGACTTGAGCAGATGGCTACCGCTTGATCTGATTCTTTCCCTTCATTGATCATGTACTCGATACATCTAGGAAAAAAGTCTTCTTTGCTTTCGCCTTGATTAGGTTCTACGAACTGCTGAGAAAATGCTAGAAAGTTTCTCTGGATAGCCGGGCTTTCCACCAAGGCTACAAAGTCTACTTCTTCTTCTCCTTCGATATCATCAGCGATATACATTTTATAAAGTGGTAATTTATCCATATCTCTAAGTATTAAAAACCTGCCCTGCGTTCAATATCGGCTACTCGCTTTTGAGTTCCTGTTACTTCACTTTCTACCACATAGGCTTTGACTGGAGGCTGGTTCTGCATTACAGTTCCCAAAGCGGTAACAGGACTAGATCCAATCGTAGGTACTTGACCACCTACCCCCGGTGCCGTTGCTGAAATATTAGGTGCTGAAACAGCCCCTCCACCACCACCACCGCCCGGTACTTGTACTGCCGTGATAGCCTTTACTGCTTTCAATCCACTTGCTAGAATTGTTGCTACGTTTGCAACTTTCGCCACCACATCAAAAGGGGAAGGAAGAACAGACTTTGCAGATAGTGCCTCAGTCACACCAACATAGGTATTTGTCAAAGCGGAAGCAATTCCCAAAGCCTTTCCCGCTGCGGTTTGTTTACCTGCAAGTTCAGATAGTGATGCAAGTAATTGAGAAGCAGCCTGTGCCTGAGATATTTTTAAATCGTATTCTGCCTTGTCTATTGCTATTCTTGCGTCTGAATTTTCCTTTATTCCTTGAGTGTATTCAATATCTGAAATTAAATTTTTATCGTAGTATTCTTTTAATAGGGCATCCTTTTGATCTAGCAGACTTCTTTCTAACATTAAATTATCATCTGCCTCTTTCATTTGGGCGTCTAATTCATCAAGTTTTTTGATGGCATCTGCCTCTGCAAAGGATAATTCAAGCGCATCTAATTCTTGCTTATTTCTAATTTCAAGTTGCTTTTGAATAGCTAGTTTTTGTTCTGCTCTTAGCTTGGTATCTTCTGCTAGATCTGAAAGTTCCTGCTCCTGCTGTGCGATTAATTCCGCTCGTGCTTTTTCGTTTTCATCTTTGATTCCCTGAAGCCTTGTTTCAACTAGGATCTCGTTTAGTCGCTTTGCAAATTCGGTATCTTCCGCTGCGGTTTTTTCTTTTAGTTCCTTTTGTTCCTCAGCAAGTTTCTTTTCCGCTGCTAGTTTTTCTTCATTAATTTTTTCCTGTTCAGCCTTTGCCTTTTCCGCTCTGGTCTTTGCTTCCGCTGCCTGCTTTTCCGCTGCTGCCTTTGCTTCGTCCGCTTCTTTTTTATTGTATGCAGCAGTTTCAAAGGTCAAGTTGTTAAGCAGTTCTGTTCTTCTTTTCTGCCGTTCCTCTGTGGTCTTTCCATCTAGCCTGTCTGAGGCTATTAAGTCCTGAATCTCTTGGGTAGTTTGCTTTTTCTTCAGTTCAAAAATCTCTTTCTCCTTACCACCCTGAGCAGTTAATAATTTTATTTGAGTATCTATAGTTTGATTTCTTGCTGAAGTGCTTTTTGTAAGTGCATCTAGTTCACGGTTTGCCTTGCTAGTGATCCCTACAAAGTCAGTAACATTTTGAACTAAACCCCCGATCGTGGATGCAATTTTTCCAAGCCCCGGGATGGCATTAAGAACCGCATCTTTGATAGCCCCGAAATTTTGAACTACTGCAACTAAGCCGATAATCAAGGCAGGGATACCCAAAGAAATCATGGCACCCCTTAAAACTTTTAAGGATACCGCTGCTGCCCTACTTGCTAGGGAAGATGCTGTAGTTGCTGCAGCCTGCGCTGTGTTGGCACCCGTGTTTGCTACTACACTTGCTGTATCTGTTGCTGTTGCTGCTGTCTTCTGCGCAGTAGTTCCTATCAATCCCTTGAAGGATGACTTAAGCTGATCTGTGACCTTGCCTAGATCCGCAAGCTGAGATAAGCCCTGAGATAGGGCCATTGCAGACTGAACTTTTAAAAGGGCTTTCTGGACATCTTCAGATTCTGAACCGAATAAACCCATAGCCCCCTGAACGGCACCAACTGCCCCGGCAGCTAAACTTGCTGCACTTGTTAAGGCTTGGAATCTCTTACCCGGATCGAATAGACTAGCCTGCTCATTAGCATCTTCTATGCTATCCCTGATCCCTGCTACTTTCTTCGCTGCTTCAACGGCTTCCGTAGATAACTCACCAAACTTGGCGCGAGCGTTTTGAAGTTCAAGCGTTGCCTCCTTTAATTGTTTCTTTAAAGGTTTGACATCTGCGTCAAGTATGATCTTATTTTCTTCAGCCATTGGTGTGGGTTTTTAAAGGTTAGGGGAATCGTTTGATTCCCCATTTGTTATTCTGCTTCTTCCTTCGGGTTCTGCTCCTGAACCTGTTGTGCTAGGAATTGGATAAAACTCATCCCGTACTTGGTAGGCAGTTCTTGTGCCCATGCTTCTAGCATTTTGATTTGGTCTTCTGTTAGCGTTACTTTCATCTTATTGTTTGGTTTAAATTGATTCGTTTTGAATAGGTGATATA